CTGGTTATCTTCGAAGAACTGCTCAAATGCCGCCATCTCACTTTCGTCTAACTCGCTGAGCTGGATTATCCATTGATGCAGCGCGCCCACCGAATCGCGATAGCGTTGCTCGCTGCCGTCGAGAAATCGCACCGTTTGATTCTGAAAGCGAATCGATTTAGTAGCGGGATACTGTGCCACCGCGCCGGTCTTGAGTTGTGGAAAGGTTGCCATTTTAACTCCGCTCGCCGCGCGTTCCCATTTCGACTTCCGCGGCGAGTTCTTTTTCCAAAATTAAGAACGCCTCTACCTGGCGGGCGCTCAATTCTTCAACCGAGAAAGCTCGAAATCGCCGCCGGAGGAAAAACTCCTCCAACAGCGATAGGCTTTCCGCCGTGATATACGGTTTTGGGCACGTGTCCAGCGTGACATTCCTTCGCGCCCATACCATTCGCGTCGGCCCGAGCGCATCTGCTGGAAGCCATCCACACCGCCGCTTTTGCTCCAGGCCGGATCTCCGGCAAACGTCGCACTTCCAACCGGCCTGGTTCGAGTGTCCAAAGTGGAAGGCGACAATCAGTTTTTTCGTTCTTCCGTGCTCAGCCCTGTCTGCGACCGCACCAATGCCGCCGCCTCTCGAAACAGCTCCTCCGGTCCAATATCTGCGAGCGACTCCGGTGTGGCTGTTACGCCGTCCACTTCCAGTCCCGAGATCCCGAGCAAACCCCACTTTACGTAAAGCCGCTCTACCTCCACTCGTAGCAGCGCCGCATCCATCTTCTGCCCTGCAACCTCGCCTGCCTCCAGAAACTCCGTCCTTCGGGCCAGATCGCGCACTTGGCGCATCAGTTCCGCCCGCCTTCCGAATGACATCTTCGCCACCGTGAACTTCACGCCGCTCGCTACCCGCGACTCGACGGTGGCCACACTTTCATAGATCATGGCAGCTCTCCCTCCCTACGCAAACGCCACCGCGATTTCGTTGTTCACCGTTCCCTGCGCCCTCGACGATCGGAATTTCCATTGCAGGCGATTCTTGCTGTCGTCGAATTCCGGGACCACCGGAATCACGTTCGGTAAATACACGCCGACTAGCTGCCCCTGCGCCTCGCCCAACTGGAACATCACGCTGATCGGCGCTTGCTGCCGCGCCGCCTGATATAGCCCTTGCGTGTTCGGATCGTTCTGGCTGTAAAGCTCGAACGCCGCAGTCACAGTCCGCTCCCCGGGCGATATCGCTTGTGGAAGGCTCGATCCGAATTCTTTGAACCTGGTATCCAACCCGTTTTTCATCACCACCGATGCCGACGTAATGGTGAAGAATTGTGTCGGCGCCGTTCCAAGCCATGCCTCCCCAAGATTCCCTGGGATGATCGTATAGTCGAAGGCGCCCACAGTCGGCTCGGCGGGAAAAGTCTGTAGCGCCGCGCCCGGGTTGCTGGCAAAGGTGACGCTGTCCACCACGTCCTGCGCCTGGCCGCTGAACCGGAATTCGTGGTAGTCGCCGTTCAGATCGATCTCCATCTGGTCGACCGCGCCTCCACACAGCAATCGCTGGACCGCCGTCGAAGGGTCCCAGTAATCGAAGATCCCTACGCTTGGTAACTCGGTCGCGGGCGCGTATGTAACTGCCACTCCCACCGTTGCGCCCGGCGCCGGCGCCGCCGTGAACGGAACATTTAGTTGAACCGTCTCTGCGTCGACGATTGTCGCCACGAATCGGATTTCGCCCCCGCTGCTCACTGCCTGGCCGGCCGAGAGCCCATGCGGGGCGGCGAATGCCAGCCGGCCGTTCCCGGTTGCGCTTGCGGCCGTTCCGCCCGCGAAGGAGGCCGGCGTACCGCCCATCGCTGCCTGGAACAACGGGCCGTAACTCGGATTACTTGTCCCCTGCTGCCAGTTCGTCAGCAGGGTCCGCACTTCAAAGCTGGTCTGTCGCCTGCCCCCAGCCGGCACACCCGTAAACGTTCGGCTGCCCGTCTTGTCTTTGCGGTCTGTCACCTCAAGCTGCTGTCGGACCGTCAGCTTCAACGCCGGAATCCGGTTCGCTGCCGTAATCGCCGGAACCTGTCCGTACGCGCCTTCCAGCGCCGTGTAGAACCGGTTTGCGTTGGACGAAATATAGGAGGCCATATTAGCTTCTGCTTACTCCAATCTCGAACGTGATCTTTGCCACCTGTTGAAAGTTCTTGCCGCCGTGCTTCACGGCCCCGAAAACCGCTTGGTATTCGCCACAGTAAAACATGCCGTTGCCCCAATCGCCGCGGTTTGCATGCAGTACTTGCAGAATTGCATCCACGTAATTGTCCAGTGCGTCTTGTAGCCCATCCAGACGATCCTGCGAGTGCCGTAACTCCACCGTCGTTTGTACATTTCCGGAAAAAGTCCGAAACTTCTCCGCCAGGCTGTTGACAATCTTTTCGCAGTAGACATTTACCGCGGGGTACTGCATGGTGTTGCTCTGATCGGCAATGTCCGGCGCTGCGTTCTGTGCCCGCACCTGGGCACGGTTTAGCGGAATCAGCGGCTGCCCGTTATCTTGTAGGGAGTCGCTTAAATAGGAATTGACGCCGCTTGCCCCCGTGAGAAGCTCTATCGTTTGGCCCGTAATCAGGCTTCCGATTGTTGTCGTCATTAACCCCTCAAAATAACGCGCGGCAAAGGCATCAGGCAGTTGGGCGATTGCCCCCAGCCTGGTCCAGTCCCACCGCCCGCAATCGTATTCGGCTGCACCCACGTCTGCGAAACTGCTATCGGCGATGCGTTTTGCCGTGACAACGCGTCTGGATCGCTGCCAACATATACATTCCAGCCCGTAGCGCCTGCCGGCGCCGCGGTTGGCTCTACCAAAAGCGTGCTGCCTGCCGTTGTAATGGTCGTCGGTGTCGATGGTGCGCCTTCTTCTCCTTTTCCATTGACCCAAGTCATCGACACATAATAGGTGCTATTGGGCAGGCTGCCGCCCGCGCTGACTACCTGGGGTTGTTTGGGGCGCGGGACCGGAGACCACGCAATTCCGATCCCCATCAGCAACAGCCGCTCGTATGCCCATCGGGACCGCTCGTGAAACTGGCCTCGCTTCGCCGCGTACCGATCGTTCAATTGACTCGAGTACGCATCTCCGTAAACCAACTCCAAAGCACGGAATGTGTGCCAGAGCTTGAGCGCGGGTGTCACCACCACGTTGTCGATCTGCGGTCGCGCGTTTAGCCAGAATGCCTGCTCTGCGCCTCTGGACCCGCTCAGCAGTGTGCTGATTTCGAGCGCGAGTTCTTCCTGCGCCAGAGCCAGCTTCTGAGTCACGTCGATACCCTCGACGTTTGCCACATTCGATAATTGTGTGTCCTGCGCCGTCAGGTCTTCCATGCCTGACATAAGACCGTCCGTAAACAGAGCCATATGTCTGCCTAATCCCTGGCGGTTCTGGCTCCGCCCTTCAGCTTCTTCATGTCGTCCGTCAATCTCTTCAATTCGTCGGACGATACCATCGTGACTTCCAGTTTGGCTGCTGTTGCAGCGTCCTGCGCGGCCCTATACGCCGCTTCCTGCGCTTGCAGGAATGCCGCCGCCTGGTCTGCCTGTGCCATTTCCGCGGACCCTTCCACGATCATCTTGGCTGCCAGGTGCCGCGGCACCTCCACCAGTACGCCCTTCTTGCCGCCGTCGTCCGTCCCCAGGCTGCTCACCACTGCGAACGGAGTGGTTATCGTCGCTTCCATCGCCCGGATCCTCTGGTAATACGTCTTCACATCCATTCGACTCTCCTCTTGATAATGAGCCGCGACCGCAAGCGAGCGGTCCGGCGTTTTTCACGATGAGGAAGTTGCGGAAGCACTTACCGGGCCGCGACCCATCGTTGCTGAGCCGCGGCCGTGAGGGAGCGATCCGCAATCCCGCAAGTTCCTCGATCCGTCTACATTACTAACCGCCGAAAAGCCTCGCGCCGCGAAGATTCCCGCACCGAAGCTATTACGACACTGAGACCCCGGAGCCTCACTCCCCGCGTCCTCTGCCACCTCAGCGTCCTTCGGTTTTGACTTTGATTCTTGCTTTTTCCAACGTCTCTGCGGTAAGTGTTCGTTTGCTACGTATTCACCTGCACGCCCGACGAATTCCGCAGAATGCCGCAGCCGTACAGAATGTCCACGGTGAACTGCTGCGCCAGCGTATCCGGCTGGTAGCTCATCACCACGCGCATTCCGAAGTTGCCCAGCTCGGCGTACTCCGCGATGGCCCCGGTGCCTGGCAGCGGTTGCGGCAGCCGCCGGATCACGAGCCCCAGGGCATCCCGTGTAAATGCCAGATTATGTGTAGTTACAGGGCTGCTCCCGGTGTACTGCACAAACTGCGACCGGAATACGAAAAAGTCCTTGATCTTTCCGACCGTCCCGTCGATCAGCGCCTTCAACCCGGCATCGCCGGCAGTCTGAAACTCGCTGAAGCGCGGAATCTGCCGCCATGCCGAATACGTGGCCGCGTCCACAACCATGTACTTTTCCGAAGCCGGCGGCACCTTTGCCAGGAACAACGCTGTTTCTGCCGCGTCGATCACGCTCTCTGTGATCGCCGTTCCTGGCGTGCCCACCGGAGCGTTAGCCGTGAACCCCGCGTACAAGTTCAGCAGATCGTTCTCCACCTTCTGTGCGATCGCCGCCACCGCCGGCTGCATGTAGATCTTCAACAGATCCGGCACCGCCAGCACTTTGGTTACGTCCGGAATCTGGAAAGTCGCTTCCGCGTGCGTGTTCAGCACGATCTGCGCATTTCCCAGATTCGGATTCTGCGTTTGCACCGTTCCGCCCTCGAGGATGTTGTTTGCTTGCATCACAGGGGGGATCGGCACGTTAATTGTGTCGCCGGCATGTGCCAGAGCTGGCTCATAATCGCGATTCACCAGGTTCCCCATAATGAGGTTCCCTACCAGCACCGGCAATGCATCCGCCGCCACCAGCTTCACAATCGCGTTGGCGACATTCGCTGAAGTAATTGCTGCCATTTCTTCTCCTTGTTCCTTTCTTCTTGCCGGCTACTGCGACTCGCTCCCGCTCGTCTAGCCGGAACTTCTCTACAGCCCGCGAAGGGTCTGCGATGCCACGCGTACGATTTCCTCTCGTACCCGCTCCATCTCCTCCGCGCTCATGCCTGGCCGGATCTGTTCGAGGGTCACAGAGTCTCTGCCTCCACCGGGGGCTTTGTGGGTGGCCGTCATTCCCGTTCCGCCCGGAATTCGCGCCGGCAGAAACTCCGGGTTCTCGTTGACGAAACTCGCGAGGTACTCCTTCACTGGAACGTCGCCATCGTCGCCCCGCGCCACCAGTCGGCCATCTTCGTTGCGCACAATCCCGTCTTGCACTGCCTTGAATGCCAGGTCTATCTTCGATACGCCCAGCCGTTGCAATTCTGCTCTCACTGCGGAACTGCGTTCTGCTTCCGCCGCCGCTTTGTGACTCCGCTGGTTCTCAGCAACCAGTTCGTTCATCCGGCGCTCCAGTTGTTCCCGGCGCTTTCGTTCCTCCAGCAACTCCGTCTTGTACGCCGGTTCGCTCCTGGCCTTCTCGCTATTCGTGAACTCCTGCACCGCCTGCCGCACGATCGCTTGTATGTCGATTCCGTCCATATGTCTCCTTGGGAACACCTACTCCCCGTGTTCGATCTCCTCCACCACTGTGTTTTTGATGTCCTGCCGTGCGTCACTCAGGTATTTGAGAGCCAGCCTCTTAAAAACCTCCTTCCTTAAGGTCTTCGACTCGATCCCAAGGCCTAGTAACTTCTGCGCATCGTCTAATTCCGTGCCTAAGTCGTTGATGTCGAACTCATCTATGCCCGAAACGTCGATCGTGAACCTGTCCTGTCTCGCCGCTGCGATTGTCCACAGCGTCCGCTTCATCGCATTCTTTACCGCACTGCCGTAAGCCCGCAGCACTTCTTCCGTGGTCGCGAAATCCAGCTGCTTGCTCAC